CGGCCGGCAGCCCTTGCGCATTCTTCGGGCCAGCATAGCCCTGGCTGCGCGATGGGCCGCCGTTGATAAACTTGTTCCAGGCGATCAGGCCGCGCGCCAGCGGGCTCTTGTCGGAGAGGAATTCCAGCGCCGTCTCGGCACGCTCGCCACCCGCCTTGAGGTCGTTCAGCCAGGTCGCCATGCCGATCAAGCCGGGCAGCAGCAACGTGGTAATCGACATGCCGGCCTCTTTCGACTGCAAGGCGAGTTCGGCCATCTGGTCGTTGAACTTGTCAGCCAGCGGCGCCAGCAGCGCCATCTTGCGGCCGTATTCAGCGGACCTCTCGGCCGCTTCCTTCAAGCCGGCGCTGCCCTGGTTGAGCATGGGAATCATGTCCATGCCCGCCTTGCCGAACAGCTTGACGGCGAGCGCGGTCTTCTCGACGCCATCAGGCATGGCGGCGAACAGGTCGGCGAGCTGGATCAGCGCGCCATTGGCGTCGCTGGCGTCGACGCCGGCTTTCTTCAGCGCCGCGCCGTTTTCCGTCATGAACTTCGACAGTCCCTTGACGCCCTTGGCCACCGATTCGATGCTGGTGCCGGACTGATTGGCGGCCAGCGTCCAGGTTGCCAGGTTCTGGACGCTGATGCCGACCCTCTGTGACAGGTCGTTCATTTCGTCGCCAAGATCGATGGCCGACTTGACCGACGCCACCAAACCCGCCACCACGGCGCCGCCGCTGATCGCGCCGAGCTGCGCATAGGCTTGCCCGAACTTCTCAAGACCGGCCTTGGCCGACGCGAACGCTCCCGCCGTTTCATCCTTGGCGGAAATGACGATCTGCGTCTTGTTGTCGGCGGCCATCAGTCGGTGCTCCGGTTCTGGAAGTCCCTGATCACAGTCAAGTCAGTGATCAGTCCTTCGATGTCGTTCACGCCCAGCATTTCGACCACCACCGGCAGTGCCGCCCAGTCGAGGCCGCCCATCACGTTCCACGCCCGCACCGCCAGGGCGGACTGCGCGGGGCATGGGCCTGGCTCGATGGGGGATTGCGCCCCTTCAAGCCAGGCCGTCAGTTTTTTTTGGCGTCCTCCAGCCGCTCGCCGTGATCCTTGAAGCTGGCGAAGACGGCTTCGGCGAGTACCGCCAACAGGTCGATGCGATCGGTCAGCCATTCGGCGCAGACATCGGCGTCGAATTCCAGCGGATGACCGTCGCCGGAGGCCAGCACGTCGGATTCCTTGACGCCGTGCCAGTCGATGACAAATGGCAGGATGGCTCGACCGCGCGGCTGGGTCTGTATCTCGATCATTTCCAGCGCGGTCGGCCGGCGCACGGTGAACGTGAAGCCGCCGGCCTCGACGCTTGTTTCGCGCGCCTTGCGCATCTTGTCGACCAGCACGCTCATGATCAGGCGCTGTAGTAGGTCGGCGTGCCCTGGCAGGTGATGACCGCCGAGGTGGTCACCTTGTCCTGCGCCTGCCCTTGCGGGGCGCCGGCAAAGCCGACATAGCCGCAAAACACCATGATCTTGCCGCCGGTGCCGAAGGTGAACTTGAAGGCGCGCTCGCCTTGCGCGTCGCTGGCGGCCTTCATGGCGGCCTGGCCGGCGTCGGTCGGGTCCCACAGGTTTTCGAAGGTGGCCGACAGCGGATCGGGCAGGCCGGGAATCTGGCTCTTCTGGTTGCCGTGGATGGTCGTGGTGTCGATCATGGCGAAGTTGCCGCCGGACACGTTCATGCTGGTGGCCGTGGTGATCGAGTTGCCGAAGGTGATTTTTTCGGCGCTGCCGCTAGTGAAGGTGTCGAAGCTCGCGGTGGATATGCCGACGCCGCTGGATACGTCCTCCAGGCCGAAACTGTCGGTGGCGACGCTGCACACGCGGAAGACGCGGGCATTGAGCTGCCACATGCCTTGGGCGGTGATGCGCACGTAATCGCCGTTGCTGTAGCCGTGTGCCGTCGAACTGACGACGCCGGGCGTGGCCTTGGTGATGGCCGTGATGGTCTTGGCCGCGGCCAGCGCCGACTGCATGGCGATGGCGACATTGCTCCATTTGGTGGTTGCCATGATGCTTGCTCCTTTCAAGACGCCTCACGGCGCTGTTGATTTGAGGCCCGCCCGGCGCTTCGCAGCGTTGGGGCGGGGTACTGCCAGTGCTAGTTCAGGACATCCGGCGCATTCGCGGCGGCCGTGAATGGGACGGTGAAACTCATGCGCTTGATGCCGACGGGCTTGTCGCTTTGCTCGTCGTCGAAACTCATGCCGGTATAGGTGAAGTCGAGGCGGCGCCCGCTGAGGGTGACCCCGTTCGCAAGCGCCACTTCGACCTCTTTGCTTATCTGATCCAGCGTGTCGTCGAGCGCGCTGGTGGCCTTGACCACCGCCGCCACCGACAGCCGCAGTTCGCGTTCGCAGATCGGATTGGCGCCCAAGGTCAGCGGGCTGGCGGTTTCGTCGTCAAGCGTGATGAGCAGCGCGGGCTGCGTGGCATCGGGCAGCGGCATCAGCCGATTGGCATAGACGCGCGCGCCGGTCGTCGTCAGGCCGGTCAGGGCGGTGACGATGGCGTCGCGGATCTGCTTGTGCAGGTGATTGGCCATGGATCAGGCTTCCTGCATCCGCAGCAGCGTCATGCCGGTGCCGTCGGGCTCGATGCCGGTGACGGTGTAGCCGATGCTGGCGATGGTGACGCTGGCGCCCTGGGTGACGGCGGACACGGAGGCGCTGGCGCAGAGCAGCACCGGGCCGGTGCCGGCGACAAGCCCCATGGAGGTGATGAAGTCGTTGTCGAAGATGCCGCGCACGGTGGCGGCGCCGATCGTGGCGTCGACGCCGAAGTCGGCGAAGAAGGGGGTGAGGTCTTCGGCGAAGGCCATTTAGTTCGTGGCGCTCTGAGCGGCCACCGCCACCACGTATTCCGGGCTGACGGTGCCGCCGATGTCGTAGTTGACGCGCAGGTAGCGCGGCAACTTGTCAAAATCCAACGCCCTCTTCTGGATCGAGGCGACGGTGGTCAAGCCGGTGAAGGCGCCGCCGGAGACATCAGCATAGGTGCGTGCCGTGGTGACTATCACGAAGCTGTCGTTCTGGACGAAAGCGGCGTTACCTTGCGTTAACATGAATTCGCATATCGCCGACTGGTACAGGGTGCCGATAGTGGCATCCGCCATGGCGCCGCTGACCGAGCCGACCACGCTGGCGGTGGTTGCGCCAGCCTTGACGGTGACGGTGATGTTTTCCGCGACGGCATCCGGGCCGCCATAGACCTGCGTGCAGGTGCCGGTGCCGGTATTGCTGCCAGGTGTGACGCTGGTTACCACGTCGGTGTCCTGCGCGCCCTGCAGCTTAACGGCGAGCGTCGGGTTGGTGCCGGCGACGTTGTAGCCGGTGAGCAGGAGGGCACCCTGGCCGATCAGGTTGCGGCAGTCGATGCCGGCGGTATTGCCGTCGGCAGTAATGCTGGCCGGAGCCTGCAGGGTGGTGAGTGTCGAATCGCCGATGATGTCCATGGCTTATTTGCCTTTCTTTGGGGGCTTCGAGGCCGAGGCAGCCGGCGCGCTAATAGTCGGCGCTGGCGGCACGGCGGGAGCAGCGGGCGCGGCCGGTGCCGATTCGGCGCGGCCCAGCGCGATGAGCTGCGCGGCCTGCGCAGCGGGCAGGTCGCGGATCTCGCCGGGGGCGGCATCGTTGCCGACGCCGCCCAGGGCCGTGCCGCGAAGGAAGCGGACGCAGGTCATGACAACACTCAGGCGATGGTCGCGCCGGTGGCCTTGCAGAAGCTGCCGACATGGCGCAGGGCCACGTCGCAGAGCTGGAAGCTGGTCACTTCGATCATGCCCTGCTTCTTCTTGGCATACGGATCGACCACGATTTCCAGCGCACCCCACATGCCGATCATGGCGTCGGCCCAGTTGGCGAAGATCAAGCCATGCTCTGAGCCGCCGCCAAGAACCGCCGACACCTGATTGGTAGCGACCGCCTTGTAGCCGGCGAGGGTGCCGTTATCCAACGCACCCGCCCAGATCATGCGGGTGTCGGTCGAGGCCGCCACCACCGTCTGCGCCAGCTTGCCGGCCATGCCGGGCGTGGTGGCGAAGGCCAGGGACCCGGCCAGGGCGTTGTCCTTGAGGACTTCCGTAACCATGTCGACCAGTTTGCCGAAGGTCGGCACGCCGCCCATGGCAACCGCGTTGACGTTGCTGGCGGTGTAGATGCCGGTGGGCTGGTTGTTGCTGCCGGTGCCGTGCATCACCGCCACGTCCCAGGCCAGCGCGTGCGCGGCGGCCATGTCGGCGCGGATGAAGTTCTCCACATCGATGCTGGCCTGCGCCATCAACTGGCGCGACACGGACGTCGTGCTCTGCAGCGTCTTCGGCGACAGGCTCACGCTGGAGAGCGTGGCATTGCTGGCGGTGGCGTCGGTGCCGTCGTTTTCAGGCATCCAGTAGGCGGTGACGCCGGCGGTCTGCGACGGGAAGCTGACCGGGCCGGTCAGGCCGGACATGACACGGGCGCCCAGGGCCACGGCGACAGACTGATTTCGCAGCATATCGATGAATTCGCCGGCCTGCGTGAAGACGGTCGAGGCGCCCTTTCCGCTAGTGTTGTAGAGGGCTTCGGAGATCGCCGTGCGCTGCAAGGACAGCGGCACGAAGATGCCGCCGTTGCGCTTGGCGCCGTGCGGCATGTGGCGTTCGATTTCCTGACTGATTTCAACCTCGAAGCCGGAGACGTTCTGGCCTTCGGCGCGCGCCAGGGCGGCGGCGATGGCGCGGACATAGGAATACTGCTTGACCTCACGCTCGTTCAGATCGAGCGTGTCGGTCTGCGCGGCTTGTGCCGCCAGATCGAGCAGCGCGGCGCGGAACTCATCAACACTCTTGCCGTCGCGGATGTACTGCATAGCGAGTTTGTCGCCGCCACGCTTGGCATGCGCTTCGCCCAGGGCGGCGATGTCGGCGGTGCGGGTGCGCTCGGCCTTGACGGCATCGGCGCGGTATTGGGCTTCGAGAACGGCGGGATCGGTGGCGGTGTTCATGGTTTGAATGCTCCTTGTAAAAAGGTCAGAGGGGGCTGCTGCGGGCTGCGCCGCCGCATCGTCTGCGGTTGCCTCGCCCTCGATTTCGGTGTCAAATTCTGCGGATTCATCGCCGCGACCGATGCCGACAGAGGCATCGGCGGGCACGGCGACAATGGAAACCTCAAGAGGCTCCCAGTCGGTAACGCGGTAGGTGGAATCGGCGCCGTCGACGCCCTCGGATTCGAGGATCATCTTGTGCACTCGGTAGCCAACGGATACATTGCGGCGAATGCCATCCTGCACGTCGATGAAGGCTTCCTCGGCAGCGGCGTTTTTTCCGAAACGCACCACGGCGCGTCCGACGCGATCCGGGCCGACGTCCACACTTTCCACCACGCCGATGATGTCGTCGGGGCAATGCTCAAGCAGCAACGGGCCGCCGCTTTTCAGGCGATCGAGCCGGATGCTTTTTTTCTGGTGATCGAGAATCTCCGTGCCGAAGTAGCGCGTATAGGGCTCCTCGCTGGAGAACGCCAGCTCGACCGTGCGCGCCTCGACATTGACGGCGGCGCGATCAAACGTCGCGCTGCGGTGCAGGGTGCCGGTCTTGATCTTGCGGGTTGCGGGGGCTTCGCTCATGGGGCGTCCTTTTTCGATGGATGCACTTTGCCTAGCCCGCCGGGACATTTTCAGGGGGGAAATGTCCAGCGGTCTGCTGCGCCGCCGTGTCGGCGTAATTGATCAGCGTCACACCGCTGGCGGCCACCAGCTGTTCGAAGTCGGCAATCGCGGCGATCACGTCCTCGACATCGACGCCGGCCTGCGCCGCGATCATCTGCGGACTAGAAATGCCGGTCTTGATCGCCAGGCGCGAGGCCTCGATGTCTTTCAGCGGATCGACCCAGCCCCAGCGCCGGCCCAGCCAGGCATGCTCGGCAAACTTGTCGTACTTCTGGATCGGCAGTGCCGACCCGCTGGGGAAGGCGATCTGCCCCTGCGTCAGCGCCTGCAACAACCACTCCCGATACACCGGCCTCATGAAGGATTCGGAAAACCAGCTTTGCAGCACCATCCAGGCGTCGCGCTCTTCCAGCGTGCCGCTCCTGATGCTGCTGAAATTCACGCCCTCCAAGTCATTGGCCAGGCCGTGATAAGTGACGCCCAGGCCCGATGCGATCGAACGCAGCCGCGTCTTCATAAACGCCTGATAGTTGGCGTGCGGGTAGTCCGGGTCAAAGCTCTTGAAGTCGTAGCCCTTGGGCAACACGTTGAAGGTGCCCGGATCGGCGTCGGTGATGAAATTGCCGTTTTCGTCCTTGTCGTCGCCCAGCGCCGAGGCGTCGCCGTCGGCATTGGTGAAGAATCCCATCTTCGCCGCGCCGGTGCGGGCGGCGACAATGGCCGCTTCCTCGTACCCGTCCAGCATCTTGAGGCCGGCAATCACCGCGTGCATCGACGGAAAACCGCGCACCTGCTCGGGCCGGTACGGCTTGTAGACATGCAGCACCTGGTCGGCCGGCACCCGCGTCAGCGTGGCCTGCGTGGCATAGCCGCTGCCGGTAAGGCGCCCCAGGTTGAGCCAGTAGGCCAGCGGCCGATTCATGTCATCGACCTCGACCCCCATCACCGCCTGCACGCCGCTTTTCAGCTCCTTCGAATACTGCACCGGCAGGCGCTCGACCTCAAGCATCCGCAGCGCGTAGCCATACGGGTTTCCGGCGGCGCGACCGATCAGTTGCAGCACCAGCGCCTCGCCATCGCGCGCCCAGGTTTCGATCACGGCGCGCTGCAAATCGATGAAGGAATACCGCCCGCTGATCTCGCAGCTGCCGCGCCGGCCCCATTTGACAAAGGCTGATTCGATCAGGTTGCGCGCCACGGTGTCCGGCTTGCCACCCTCGGAGGCCAGGCACTGCAGCGCAAAGCCGGACGGCCCGACCACATTGGCGGCCACCAACCCCAGGTACTTGCGCGCGAATTCGTTGTTCTTGGCCAGGTCGCGGGCGCGGTTGCGCGTGGCTTCCAGCGCACCCTTGATTTCCTCGTTAGCCGTCATGGCCGGGGAACGCCAGCTGGCAGTGAGACGATCCGCCATGGCCGCCTCGAAATTGCGCGTCGCCTTGATCAGCGCCTCGGCGCGGCGCGGCATGCCCAGGGCGGTGGAGGGCTGCGCGCGGCCAAGCAGGCGATCCAGCCAGCGCATCAGAATCGCACCAGCACTTTGTTTCCTCCGCCAAGGCCGGCGGCGATGCGTTCAGCGCGTTTTTCGGATGCCACGCGGGCCTCCCAGAAGTTGATCTGCGTCAGGATTTCGGCGGCACTGCGGTATTTCATGCGCCGCCCGGCGATTTCGTACTCAGCCACATGGCCGTTGCTTGCCGTGTAGGCGATATAAGCGGCGTTAAGCTGATCGAGGATCTTGGCCGCATCGGTGCGCCCATCCAGCGTAGTAAGCGCCGCGATGTTCGGCTTGACGGTGATCGTGCCGCTGCCGACGGTGACCCGCTCGCCGGTCTTTTCGACCCAGGCGGTCCACGCATAATCGCCGGCCGTGTAGGTAGCGGACGTGGTGCTGCTGACGGTGACCAGGTGATCGGTGCCGTCGGCTGTCGCCGTGATGTCGAATTTACCGGCGCTGTTGATCAGCCGGTACTTGAGCGTCCAGGTGCCGGCCGGATA